GTACTTAACGCAGACATGGAAGATGTATCTAGACACCTTCCCTTGCGAGAAGTACATCTATCTGCCATTCCCCCCGCTTCAAAGCGTGTCAAGCGTTACCTACATTGACGGCAACGGCGATGTGCAGACATTGGCGACGTCTAAATATCAGGTGGATGCTAAATCGCAACCAGGGCGGATTGTGTTGGCTCCCGGCTATTCATGGCCTGCAACGGAATCCGACCGCGTAAACGCGGTAATTATCACGTTTGTTGCTGGATACGGCGCAACGAGTGCAAGCGTCCCTGAAAACATCCGGCACGCTGTCCGGTTGATTCTTGGCGATATGTATTCACAGCGCGAGAATACGATTGTTGGCAGTAGCGTCAACCAGATACCGCAGTCCGCAAAAATACTTTTGTGGCAAGACAGAAACTTTAATTTCTAGGAGATTGCTGAAATGGCTGCAAAGAAATTGCTTGTACTCAAAGGTGTAACCCCTCCCGGCTTCACCTACAAGCAGGTGGTGAAGAAAGACGGCAAGCTAGTTGTGGAAGAGAAATGCAACATTTGCCACGCGGGCCATGTGATTGTTTTTGACGCGGAAGAGTGCGCAAAGCGCATGGGACAGCAGCACCTTGATTGGGTGGAGCGGGCGATAGCGGCGGGCATAGTGGCCCCGGCTGCGGACAACGAGCGGCTTACGGTTGGCAAGGTTGCCACGTATGGAGATTACCTAGATGCCAAGAGCGGGCCTGAAAAACCGGATGTTGTTCCTGCAAAAGCCGACAAGGTCGATAAATAGCACCACGGGCGAGCCGGAAGAATCTTGGGTCAATGTTGGCCTTGTATACGCGCAAGTAACGCCAGACGGCGGGACGGAATCAGTTGAATCAGGACAGAATGCGGCGGAAGTAACCCATACCGTGCGCGTCAATTATCGCAACGATATCAATACTCAACGGCGGTTCCTAATCAATGGACTGTATGGGCAGTTGAACGGTGCGATTACCAACGGCACGGCGGTTGTGGTTGACGATGCGGCATTCGTTGAATTTGCACAGACACGCCGAGTAAGGGCGTTGCGGATAGACGATGAATTTATGACAGTGTCCAGCGTGAGTGGCAACACAATCACGGTTGTGCGGGCGGCTTTTGGTAGCACGCTTGCGAACCACGCGGACAACTCCAAGGTCATTTTGTATCGACAGTTGAATATAGCGAGCGTTTACGATTTGGACGGCAGGAAGTCTGACATGACCTGCAAGTGCGTAGAGGTAACCTGAATGGCTGTGCTGTTCGACATAAAGGTACAAGGCGGGTTTGAACTCGACCGGCAGCTGCAAAAGATGGACCGCAAGGTTGCGGGAAATCTAATCAGGCGTGCCGTGCGACATTCCTTGCTACCCGTGCAGGCCAAGATACGGCAGCGCGTCAAGAGTGACCTTAACGCCATGAATGCGCAGGCGCGGGCGGTGTACAGCAAGCAAATCGGAATAAGCGTCAACGTGGTTCGCGGTGGTGTTCGCGGGCGGATTCGTACCAAGTCAACCAAGGTGAAGGCTAGTAAGGGAATTCGCAACTTTGCACGGTGGGCACACATTTTCGAGGGTGGTACCAAGCCCCATACGATTGTGCAGCCTAAGCGCAAGCGGGTGATAAAGCACCCTGGCATTAAGTCAGACCCTATATGGGCGGAAAGTTTTGATGCCATGCAGCAAAGGCTGGGGCAAGAGTACCGCGATTACATTTTCAACGAAATTTTCAAGAGATAGAACATGGGTTACCTTCGACCGGAATACGCAATGCGAAAGCTGCTACGCGAAAGCGCGGCGGTGATTGCCGCGAGCAATACCGATATCACGGTCTGCCCGGTTGATGACGTTCCCCGCGATGTGGTTATGCCGTTCATAACGTACCTGCGCAACAACGCGGAGCCTGCGCACTACATGGGCGGCGTGGCAGCTTCAGGACATTGGCAAGGCAACACAGAGTTTACGGCATACGCTGAAACCAAGGCGGCTGCGGATACGCTAGCGGACGCGATACGCGCAACGCTGGACGGTGCGGAGATAGTGACGGTAACGATAGGCGGCGATAGCGTGCAATTTAGAAGGTTGCACTTGATGCGCGAGGATGATGAAACGTTTAACCCGGCGGACGGAAGCGATTCGCGGGTGCATACGGTAACGCAAGAATATGAATGGTCAGCGATGACCTAAAGGAGATACGGCAATGGCAGGAACAGCAGTAGACGGAACAGGCGCGACAGTGACTTTTGGCGCGTCCACTTTTGCCGCTCAATTGATTGACGTTTCAGCGGATGGTCGCACCCGTGACGCGCTGAAAAGCACGCACATGGGAACGACCGGAAGCCATACCTATATCCCCGCTGATTTGGTCGAGGGCGGCGAATTCAGTATGACCTACTATTTCAACTGCACGGACGCAACGGGAACGCTGTTAGCGGCTGCGGCTGAAACGGTAACGATTGCATGGAACACGGGTGTTAGCTGGGCTGCATCTTGTTTCTGTATCGATATCGGCGCGTCCGCAAAGATAGGTGAGACCATGCAGCAAACGGTAAAGCTGAAAGTTGCGGGCGCGATTACGGAAGATTTGAGCTAATAGCCGAACGGGCTTAAGGAGATTTTATCATGGCTGGAACAGCAGTAGATGGAACAGGCGCAACGGTAACCTTTGGGACAACCGGATTCGCGCCACAGTTGATTGATGTGTCTGCCGATGGCCGTTCGCGTGATGCTTTGAAAAGTACCCATATGGGCACAAGCGGCACGCACACATACATTCCCGCTGACCTTGTGGAAGGTGGCGAATTCAGCATGACGTATTACTTTAACTGCACCGATGCGACCGGAACCTTGCTTGCGGCGGCTGCGGAAGTTGTGACTATCGCATGGGCTTCTGGGGTTAGCTGGGCAGCGTCATGCTTTTGTATTGACGTTGGAGCCTCCGCGAAGATTGGCGAGACGATGCAGCAGACAATCAAGCTAAAGGTTGCCGGAGCGGTAACTGAAGACACCACCCCATAAACAAGGAGTAGCTTTCTAATGGACCTGCGCGAACAGATTCTAGGCGCGAATGATCGGCGTTGCGTACCCGTGGAATGCCCCGAGTGGGGCTGCACGGTGTATGTCTACAACATGACGGCAGGCGACCGGATGCGCGTTGATAGGGCATTCTCGAAAGGCGACACAGACTCCCTGAATTCCTTCATGGTGTACTTGTGCGCCTGCGATGAATCTGGCACGCGGATATTCAATGAGAAGGATATTCCGGCGATTCAGAATAAGAACGGCGCGGTGGTGGAACGCATCATTGCTGCGGCCATGAGTCTAAATAAGATAGACATATCGCCCGAGGCGTTAGCGGAAAAAAACTGCGAGACGATCCCGGTTGGCTCTTCCGGCACCGATTAGCTTTAGGGCTGGGCAAGACACTTGCGGAGATTGACAGTTTAAGCGCGGATGAATTCGCAGACTGGCGGGCTTTCTTTGAGGTTGAACCTTGGGGTACGCACGGCATGGAAACGCTATTGGCCCATTTGTGTCAGGTGGTTTATGCCAGTGCGGGTGCAAAGAGCATTCCCAAGGGTATGGACCTAATGCCGTTCGATGGTGTTATCCGCAAGATGGCGACACAACCGAAAACGCCGAAAGAGTTGTACGAGGCTGCGCAGGCGGCAATGGGTAAAGCTGGAATAAAGGTGATCGTGTAATGGCTACTGGACAAGACACTAGAACACTAGCGGTTAGCCTAGTTGCCAAGACAGACCTTTTTAACCGCAACATGAATTCTGCCCGTAGCAGCCTGCAAGGCTTCCAGCGGACGGCTGGCGGCATAACTGGCGCAATGCGCGGGCTTACATCATCCTTTGCGGGTATGGTAGGCACGGGCGGAGCGTTGCTTGCGTTTGCCAATCAGGTGCGCACAGGTGTACGTGAGGCTATTGAGTTTGAAAGCGCGTTTGCGAACGTGCGCAAAACAGTAAATGCGAGCGAGCAAGATTTTGCATCATTGCGGATGGAACTCACTCAACTATCCGTTACTACAGGCGAGAGCGCAACGGAACTATTCCGAGCAGCGGGCGCGGCTGGGCAGATCGGTATCCGTACCGAAAACATAGCACGGTTCACAGAGGTTATGTCAGAAATGGCGATAGCCTCTAATCTCACATCTGATGAGGCTGCTATCGGCTTTTCCAAATGGGCACTAGTAACGGGGTTGGCACAAGAAAAGATTGAGAATCTCACATCATCGGTTGTGGCCTTGGGTAACTCTTCAGGCGCGAACGAGGGTGAAATACTTGATACGTCTTTGCGGTTTGCTGCTATGGCAAAGAACGCAAAGATGGCTGATTCCGAGATTGCTGCGTTGGCGGCTTCGCTTATCAGCGTTGGCATGGCACCGGAAGCGGGCGGCACGGCTATGTCCCGCATCATTACCGATATTGGCAAGGCTGCGGCAACAGGTGGCAAAGAACTGGAAATGTTCGCTGCCCTTGCTGGACAGTCTAGCGCAGAATTTCAACAAGCATTTGGTGCTAACGCCACTAACGCAATCCTTTCGGTTGCGGCTGGCCTTAATAGGTTTAGCGAGGCTGGCGGCAATACCTATCTCTTACTTGAAAAGCTCGGCATGGAAGATATCCGTATTTCGCAGGCTATGCTAGGCCTTGCTAATGCGAATGAAAAGGTAACAGAAAACATTCGCAACTCTGCGACCGCTTTTGAAGAAAACAACGCACGTTCCAAAGAAGCTGCCGAACGTTACAAGACCACTGAATACCAGATAAAGCAAATGAATAACAGCTTGACTGCGCTTCGCGTAGAAATGGCTGGCGAGCTAATGGATTCCATGACTGGCACCATTGGAAATATCAAGGGAATAAGTGAAGCGTTGCGCGGCATGAATAGTGCCCTAAAGCCGATAGGCGGGATTCTAGGAACTCTCATGCAGGTAATGTCATCATCCTTGTCTGCTAGAAAGGCAGAGTTATACTTATTTGCTGGCGCGTTTGTAACTGTATTTCAGAAAATACAGGGCGTTGTAATGATTGCTATTAGCAATATAATTGGCGCAATAAAGCAATTTCGCGACTTTTTCTGGACTGATGAAATTGGCGCGATAATGACCAGTCTGACGGGTGTGAATATAGACCCGTTTGCTGGCATGGATTTCGAGAAAGGACAGAAATCATTTTTCGATAACGGAATGGAAATGCTTAAAGGTGGTGGTGCTATGGGGGATTTTGCAAATGATTTATTTTCTAAGTCGGGCGATGCTTACAATGAGAGCATTGATAAATATAAAGACATTGGTCGGGCACTAGTCAAAGGAATCTTTACAGGCAATGAGGCTGGCAAACCTCAAGCCGAAGCTGCGGGCGCGGCTGCGGGTGACAGCTTTGCGTATAAATTCACCGAGGCGATGATTGCTCGATTCAGCGGGAAAGATAACGCTTTCGTTTCCGGTATCAACGCCTTGATGGGTGGCGAGCAAGGTGTAGACAAGAATGGATTTGGTTACAAGATAACCGAGGCGTTGATGGACATGTTTGGTAGCAAGTCTCAGAAAGAAAGCGAGGCGGGCCGATTGCTGCCCACGCTTCAAAAGGAGCTTGGCTACCAAGAGGGCATTACCGGCGAAATGGAAGAGCAAGCCAAGCTATCCAAAGACACCGGCCAAGGCACGGCGATGCGGGCTGGCGAGTTTGCGCAGAATGTTGGCCGTATCTTTGGCGGCACTGGCGCAACTTCAACCGGCGGCACGGCTAAC